TATATAATTCTAACCACTTCTTGCCCCACTGCTCTACGGTCATTCCCTCGTCATTTATTATAATACCTTTGTTCTGCAAGCTTTTAAACTCAGCTACTTTTTTGTCAAGTTCCATAATTGTGCGACCGTATAATGTTTTACGTTTTGGTTTTCCATCGTCAGTGTAGCCGACAATCGTACTTGTCGCATAACGTCCATCAGGTCTTTTTTTATATTTAGCCATAAAAATAACACTCCTTTTTCGTTTTTTGTATTGAAAATAGAGTGCATTTATGATACAATATTATTGAGTTGGATATTGTGTATAAATGCACCTTATTCTGTTTCCTCCGATTGTTGGTAGCAATCGGAGGAATTTTTATTGCTTTTTGGGTGCAAAGTGACCAACAATCAATTTACCGTCACTTCCTTCTGAAATTACTTGATAGAAACGTTTATCAGGCAGCTTTTCAAATTTTTCTTTTGACATACATTTAATTTCGTCGAATACAGGTATTCTTACACATTTACATTCTTCGTACATAACAAATTCCTCCTAATTTATAATTTAATAACTTCTTTTGATTTGCAGTGCGGACAAATAACCGACAAAGTTGGTATGGTTATTTGATTGTTTGGCATAATATATTTTGCGTTAAATAATTTCCCACACTTTGAGCAAGTATGAGGGATAATAAATTCTTTCTCATTTGAATTGGCGGTCATATATAATGAAAATGCTTTTCTTGTTCTGCTTAACGAGTAGAGTTCTGACTCTATATTTGCTTTATCTATACTGCAAATATCGGCAATTTCCATCAATGAATGTAGTTCTTTATGTTTTGCGAGCTTTTTGTGTTTAACAGAATATTCTTCTTTGTTTTTTTCGAATAATTCCATATTCCGAGCCAAGTGTGATGTGTTACATTCAATTTTATGCTCAATATTAGATATATTGTTTTTAATATCAGATGTATCACGAGTATAAGAAAGATACCAATGAGAATGTACATCTGCGATGATGTCACGATAATAACCATTATCAACTTGCTTGATAGGAGATGCAAAACACTTTTTACAACGTTTTTTATTGTGTATTTCTGTAATATTAACAGCAATACAAGCATTTGAGCAATTTGTGATTTTGTGAATAGTTCTCCGTGAAGATGAAACATAAACAGTATATATGTCATTTGGAGAACTGTGTAATTCATTATTTGAATCTATACTTATGCCTTGCGGCAGTGAAGAGGCAAGCGTTTTGAGTTTCACGGTATTGTCACAAAATTTGACGGTATCATTTCTAATAGAAATCAAAGTTAATTCAATATCAGAATGACGATTAATTACGCTATTAATTATTTCTGTTCGTTTACGTCTCTTATCGTTTAAATAATCTTTAATGAAGATTGTAATTTTCAAAAGTACAAACAGTAGAAAAAGTAATACTCCAACTAATGCCACTACGGAGTTATCATCTTTTTGGTTATTTTTCGATACTGCTGATGATTTTGACGATATTGATGATACTGATGATTTAGATGATTTTGTTGCATATGGGCATACACCATTCGGGTGCTGGTGTGCGGGATAGCCGTGATGGTAATGATATTCGCCTGTTGAACTGTCAAAGTGTCCTCCATTTGAATCAGTTCGTCCGGAGTGCGCAAATACAACGAAAGAGCAAAGAGAAAATATAAATAAAATAGTGATTACAAGCGATAAAAACTTTTTCACATCAATATTCCAATTCTATTACAATAATCGCTAATTCTTTGCTCAACAAAATTCTCTTTGCAACCCGTCATATTAGATATTTGTTGTATCGTGTATTCGTTGTCTATAAATTCTTGCACATCATCATCAGAAATAGCAAGAAATGTCGCAAACAAATCTGCTTCATTTTCGTATCGGTCAACCACTTGGAACGTGGCTTGCTCCATAAATATGCGGTTTGCTTTTTTATGTAACACGGCGTGCCCTATCTCATGCCGTAACACTTGAAGTTGCATATGTTCATCAAGACTATCATTAATATATATTACCATTCCACGTTTATAATATTGGTAAAAACCGTGTACATTTTCACCTAAATCAGCATAAACGACTTTTATATTCATTCCTTGTGCTATATCTATTGGATTGCGAGAATGATACTTAGATACAATTTTATTTACAATCCTATTCATAGGCAATACCTCAATTATTTTTACGATATTTCTTCGGTGTAAACTTGGCTTTGTTTTCTTTCTTTATCATTTCCATACCCATTTTCATAGCCATTATTATTTTTTGAACATCCTCATCTGTTGCGGGAGAACCGTCAAACATTAAACCGTCCTGAGATAATAATTGCTGTTCGGTATCGTCTAATATTTCTTGTATTTCTCTTTTATCTTTGCTGTTTAATTCAGGGAGCTGTTCTTGACGTCCTAATAAGTAATCAACAGAAACATCAAAGTAATCTGCTATTTCTTGAATAATATCATATGATGGTTTTCTGGTACCGTTTTCCCACTGACTTACCGTATTTTGCGAAGCGTGAAATATATTACCTATTTCTTTTTGTGATAGATTGTGTTGCTTTCTTAATAGTTTAAGATTTTTCATAACGCCACCTCCTTGTAAAACTATATTATCACTAATAGAGATAAAAGTAAATAAAAAAATAAAAAAAATCTCAAAAAGGGATTGACAATAAACTCAATATGTGATAATATCTCATTGTGAGATGAACGGAGGTGATAGTGTGCGAAAGTATTTAAAAGAATTAAGAGAAGAACGCAAAATGACACAACAGGCGATAGCTGATTATTTGGGCATTAGTCAAAATTATTATGCAAACATCGAAAATGGTGAACGCCAAAAAAGCCTCGACTTAGTTTATGTGTCAAAATTGGCAGAACTATTTAACGTCAGTGTAGATTGGATAGCAAAACAAGAGCAGAAAGTAAAAACTAAATAAAGGAGTGAGAAAATTGGTAGAAGTAAAACAGGTCGATTTAAAAACATTCCGTGAGATGTACGGTATTCCTGAAAATACGGTGCTTAGATGGATACACGTGAAAGGTTTTCCTGCGTACAAGCAGGGTCATAAGTGGTACATAGATGTAAAGGCTTATGAGAAATGGCGTGCAACGGAGCATGCAAACAGTTACAAATACGCATAACAACTTAATACTCACAGGCAGACAAGGGCCGTCTGCGTGTTATCCGTAAAATAGTCAGACTTTCCCTAAGAGTTTTAATCCTTTTGCGGACGGCTCCTGTGTGCCTGTGAGGAAGATGACTCCCTAAAACAGGGACTCATAAATATTGGCGGTGAAAGCGAGGTAAACAAATGAACACAATAGGAATTGCGCTGATTAGTTTTGGTGTGGGGTTAATTATCAGTTTAAAGCTGATGAAAGAGGACGAAAAGAAACGAAAGCGTGGTAAAAAAGATGTTTAAGTTAATAAGAGAAATTCGCCGAAATATGTCAGTTATGAACATAGACGGTATAAGAATTTTAGCAGAAGTGGCAAGAGATATTGTATGTAATAAAAAATATCGTAAGGCGGATGGTGAATTAACACCGGAGCAGTTCGACAGACAGGTTAAGCAAGTTTTGGACATCGTAAAAAGAAACGAGGTGTGCAATGTCTGAAAGAATTAAGTATGCTATATCGGTTGTTGCATTTAGTGCGATACTGATTATGACAGAATTTATAATGATGAATATGATTGGGAGGTGAAAGAGAATGAATAACTATTACATTACGTTCGGCAGTGAGGGACAACCCTTTAAGGGCGGTTGGATAATCATTGAGGCGGAAACAATAGAGCAAGCGTGCAAGATTTTCAGGGCGATGTATCAATACAAGGAAACTAACGATACACTGTTAAAATTCTGCTCAATATACACAGAAGAAACCTTTAAGCAAACAGAAATGTATAAAGACAATGATAATCTTGGAGCAGGTTGCCACTGCAAAATAAGCATAAAAAAAGAGACCGTATGAGGTGCAACTCAAAACGGTCAAAATCTGAAAGCATAGATAATATATCTATGCTTGTATTCTAACACAGAAAGGATAATAAGTCAAATGGAATGGATTAAAAAGAACACAAGAATTAACACGAGCAATGCTGATGTGAGCATTAGTATAACATCGTTCGGGAAAAATAAAAGAGGTGCAACAAAATACGGAACAGCGATAATGTTTCGTAATAAATGTTTCAGAAGTATCTTAAAAGACAGTGATTATATGATTTTTGCCGTAGACCGCAAGAGAATATATTTCAAAAAATCTGATAGTGTGAACGGCTTTAAAGTGTATTACACAAACAAAGAAAAAAATAACTGCAGAATTAAATATGTAGAACCGCTTAATATGTTTTGTGGCGACTATGCCCTAAGATACGACAGCAAAGAAAATTTGTATTTTATAGATGCTGATTTCAAGCTTTAAGGAGTGTATAAAATGTTTGGATATGTAGATATAGACAGAGAAATAACAGGCAATTATGGAGAAGACAGTTGTGGTGAAGAAGTAGTTGCCTGCACTTGTGACGAGTGCAATGAGCCTATATATGTGGGTGACAAATATTATGAAGTTGAAGATGTGATTATCTGCGAAAATTGTATAGATAACTTTGCAAAAATAGGGGAGGTAAATATAAATGAGTATTTTTGATAAATTGAATAAGATTAATGTCAACGATTACACAGAAAAGAAAAACGGCTTAACATACCTTACATGGTCGAGAGCTTGGGGAGAAGTAAAAAAATTATATCCTAATGCAACATATGAAATAAAGTGTTTTGATGATGGACAACCGTATTATTATGACGAAAAGACAGGGTATATGGTATTTACATCAGTTACAATAGAAGAATTAACGCATGAAATGTGGTTGCCAGTTATGGACGGTGCAAATAAGGCTATGAAAGACAAGCCATACACCTATGATACAAGGTACAAAAAAGGGTTGACGGTTGAGACGGCAACGATGTTCGACATTAACAAAACAATTATGCGTTGTTTAGCGAAAAATCTTGCAATGTTTGGATTAGGGTTATACATATATGCTGGCGAAGATTTGCCGGAAACTGACGATACACAAGAACAACCTAAACAACAGGACGGACAAATTAATGAAAAGCAAATGCAGAAAATACAGAGCATTTTGACCGTTTTCCCGAAAGAAAACAAAGACACTTCACTAAACATTTTGTTGAACGAGTTCGGTGCAAAAGAGTTGTCAGCATTACAGCAAGATAAATATGTTTTGTTCATAAATCGTCTGACCGACACTGCTAACGGTGTTGTAAAGAGTAGATTGAGCAATCTTGTAAAACAGTTTATGAACAAGTCCGGTAAAACCGAAAGCGAAGTGAGAGAACTTCTGAAAGCAGGTTTAGGCAAAGGTGTTGACGAAGTCACTATCGCTGAATTTGACAAGTACGCACATAACGCAGTACAAATGATTAAAGATTATGGCGGTAATGCCGATGAATAAGCAGATATTTCAAAAAAAAGACGGTATTAAGGCGGTAGCGTGGCTATCGTCCTTAATATCTTCATTAGACGACAACAAGACGTATGCAGTCGAAGTAAAACAACATAAAAAACAACGTTCACTTGACGCCAACGCCTATTGTTGGGTACTGATAGACAAGCTTTCAGAAAAGCTGAATGTCAGTAAAACAGAAATATACAGACAGGCAATTAAAGAAATAGGCGGTAACAGTGAAACGGTGTGCGTGCCTACAAAAGCCGTAAACAAGGTATGCGAGGGGTGGAAACATAACGGTATAGGTTGGCAAACGGAAACGTTTAAAAGCAAAATTGACGGTTGCACAAATGTCATTTTGTACTACGGCTCATCGTCGTACAATACAAACCAAATGTCAATGTTAATTGATAATATTGTACAGGACTGCAAAGCACTTGATATTGAAACATTAACGCCGAAAGAATTACAGGCATTAAAGGACGGTTGGAAATGAAAAAGTGTTTTATATGCGGAAGAAACGGAAACGGTGACAGGTTAGAGCGACACCATATATTCGGAGGAAGTAACCGAAAACACTCTGAAAAATACGGATTGGTAGTTTACCTATGCGGCGAACGTTGTCACCGCAACGGCGAATACAGTGCACACAGAAACAGTGACATAGCTGATTACTTGCACCGATACGGTCAAGAAAAAGTTATGAAAGAGAATAATTGGACCGAAGAACAGTTCAGAGAAATTTTTGGAAGGAGTTATTTATGAATAAAGTTATATTAATGGGACGTCTTACAAAAGACCCAGAATTAAGGCAATCACAAAACGGCATTTCAGTTGCAAGATTTACAATCGCCGTAAACCGTAGATTTGCAAAAGACGGTCAGCAACAAGCCGATTTTATTAACTGCGTTGCTTGGCGTCAGACGGGCGAATTTATCGCAAAATACTTTGAAAAAGGTAGTATGATTGCAGTAACCGGAAGTATTCAAACGAGAACTTGGGACGGTAATGACGGCAAAAAGCAATATGCAACGGAAGTAAACGTAAACGAGGCATACTTCACAGGCAGTAAGTCAGAAAGCGGTACAAAGGGAAATAACACCGATTTTTCAGATAGTGATATTAATGAGTTAAATAATCAATATGGTGATGATTTCGCTACTATCGGTGGTGATGAGGACGACGATTTACCGTTTTAATTAAAATGAAAGGGAGCAGACAGTATGACATATATTGAAATACTTAATGCGTTTTGGAATTGGCGTAGGTTTAATGTAATTCCGCATTCGGCAGCGGATTTGTATTTTTGTCTTTTGGACTTTGCAAACGCTACTAAATGGGAAGATAAAATTACGATACCCAATTCACGCATAACAGGTAAGATAGATATTTCAGAAAAAAGCCTTTTCAATGCAAGAAACATATTAATTCAATGTGAATTGATAGATTACAAAAACGGCAAAAAAGGACAAGCCGGAACATATCAAATAAACCTAACCACCCTACATAATTTCATCAATAGGGGAAGTAATGTAGGGAGTAATCAAGGGAGCAATAGCGGAGTAATCAAGGGAGCAATAGCGGAGCAATCAGGGGAACATAATAAAGATAAAGATAAAGAGAAAGACAAGAGTAGTAGAAGTAGAAAAGAAACACTTCCGCTACTGCCCGAGAAAATAGTCAAGGCGTATCAGAATAACATAGCACCTTTGACACCGATTACTGTACAAGCCTTAGGTGATTGGTTAAATGACGTGTCGGAGGACGTTGTTATATACGCAATCGAGGAAGCCGTAAAGAATAACAAGCGCAATTACAGGTACATAGAGGCTATATTGCGTAATCACTTCAATGCGGGACGTACCACTCTTGCGGAGGTGCAAGGTGCAAAGAAAACATACAACAAAGGGAATGAACAAAGCGTATATGATGATAACGGTCTTGACTATGACGAGATGGAAAAATTAATGAGGGAGAGAATGTAATGGTTATATTGGCAATAGACCCCGGCAATGTACAAAGCGGTTGGTGTGTTATTGACGGGGAAACAATGAAACCGCAAGATTTTGGAAAGACCGATAACAACGAATTGTTAGACAGTTTTGAACGTCTGATAAGAGTATATCAAGTAGACGTTGTTGTTATCGAAATGGTGGCGTGTTACGGTATGCCGGTTGGGCGTGAAGTGTTTGAAACGTGTGTGTGGATAGGCAGGTTTACCGAAAAAGCAAAGCAATTACAAAAGGATGTTCAATACATAACACGCAAAGATGAAAAAATTAATATCTGTCACAGTATGAAAGCTAATGATGCAACTATACGTCGTGCTTTGATAGACAGATTCGCAAAGCACGACTTAAAGAACGGCAAGGGAACGAAGAATAACCCCGATTGGTTTTACGGATTTAAAGCCGATATATGGGTGGCTTATGCCGTAGGCGTGACGTGGATTGATACAAAAATGGAATAGGAGTGTTACATACATGGCAAAAGAACAATTATGTTGGACATGCAAAAACGCTTGTGGCGGTTGTGATTGGAGCAATCTCATTGAACCTGTAAAGGGGTGGACAGCTAAAAAGGTGCAACGCAAAAGCTATGAAACATACCGAATATCTGAGTGTCCGGAGTATATTCCAGACAAGAAAACAGATAGCGAAGAACAACAAAGAGGAATGATAACCAAAGACGAATTGGCTGAGATAAAGACTATGTTAGACAGTGGAGCAAGTACGGAAGAAATAGCTATATGTTTGAATAGGCGTGATAAGACAGTAAGAAAGGCGTTGGCAAAGATTGAAAGACAAGGTTGCAAAGAAACTAAAGCAGAAAAGACGCATTGCAAGACAAGCAGTACGTCAAAAAGAAGAATCAGCGTTGATTAATGATTTTAAAAGAGTTGCCGCAAAGCACGGTGTCAAGAAATTCAACACAAAAAAGGCACTTCAAGCCTACAAGATTGTTGAAGTCGAGGCAACCAAAGAGGCAATAGTTAATTCAGTTGTGTTTGTTGTATGGTATTTGCATACAAAGTACGGTTGGAATCAAAAACGATTGGTACGATACATAACATATGCACATAATTATCTACAACATATCGGCAATGAAACACGAACGGTTATGCAACTGACTGATGAAATAAAAACAGAATGTAATTTTGATTATCAATCATTAATGGCAGATTTTAAACCGTTGGAACTGAAAACACGAAACGTTGACGAAGACGGTATGAAGATGATTATATACAAAATGCAAACGTTATTACCTGTAACACTATATCCGTTGTATATGCAGTTTGGTTGGCGTAAAAAACGTATGACGGAAATCGGACAAGCGGCAAAGTTTGTATTAATGGATATGCTGAACGGCAGAATTAAAACCATAAAAGACACGATTCGTAACGATTGCAAAATGATATTTCATTCAGACGGACGGATTGAATATTTAGACAGGGGGAATTGATTTGACGAAAGAGGAGCTAAGGCAGTATCGCAGTATTGTTGCGGAATTGAACGAGGTAAACGACAGGATAAACAGTAATACGGTACACGGTACTGTCACAGGCTCTGACAGTGAATTTCCGTATGTTAAACACTGTATGTCAGTATCGGGCGTAACGTCGGAACATTCAGATGATATTATATTACGCCAGCGATTGGAACAGCAGAAACAAAAGATTGAATTATTTGTCGCTACAATATCCGACAGTGAAACACGTCGTATATTCCGATACAGATACATAGACGGAACGGTAATGCCGTCGTGGCAGTGGATAGCGTTCAAGATGGGTGGTGGCAATTCGGCTGATGCTGTAAGAATGACGCACAATAGATTTTTAAAAAAAATATAAAGTTGTTCGTTTTGTTCGTTTTTTCTATGGTATAATTTATAATGCGAAAAGAATGAGCAAACAAGAATAATACAAAAATCTATGTACAGTGTGTGTCTTTGTGCTTGTATAGCCTTGCTCTGCATATTCTTACGCCACATAATCGGTGTATCATCGTGAGATGATGGGTGAATATCTCATTTGTATTTGTGGGAGTGGAGATATTAATTTTTTTGGAAATTTATTCTTTGTAAAAAAGGAATTTTGTGTGATGTTGTCGAATTATATACACAAATACTATTTTATGGAGGATGAAATTATGGAAATATTGTTTTTTGATCATGTACGAAAGCACAAATCGGACGATGATAAATATCTCAAATATCGTAAAGAAACAAAAATGTTTTACGCTGATGAGTCATTAGAACATCTGAAAAAGGAAAGATTGCGTATAGAAACAAGATTAGAAGACAGAAAACAAGACAATGCATACAGTGCAATAGCCGCTATTTTGGCATTTATAACATTAGCAGTGACACTTGTATCAATAGTTACCAAAATTTTTTATTTTTTTATTGCTATAATAGCGATGTTTATATTATTAGCATTCGGAATATATAGAAAAGATGAGTGTACTCAATGCCGAATTGCATTGCAAGTCTTAGATGAACTGATAGCGGAAAAAGAAGAAAGCAAAACAGTCAACGGAGCAAAACAATACAATGTCACTATTGTATCAAAGTAAAATATAAGGCACTATCGAATCGGTAGTGCTTTTTCTATGCAATAAAATAGGGAGGTGATATGGGTGAAGATTACGGACGAAGTCAGAAAGAAAATTATAGCTGATTATGTGGATTGCGAAAATTACAGTGCGGTATCACGCAAATACGGAATCAGTCGGACAACTGTTTCAAATATAGTCAAAAGTGACGGTACAATTTGCGAAAAGTTGCACCGAAAAAAAGAGGAAAATACGCAGAGTGTAATTGAATATATGGGAAACAAAAATTCTGCCGTATGCGAACTGATAGACTTATATTTAGATAAACTTGTATCACCTCAAAAAATGGAAAAAGCTACGCTTTCTCAGATAGCTACTGCTCTTGGAATAGTTATTGATAAGTTTACGGCTATAAGGTCGGAGAGTGAAAATAGAGAAGGTGGGGTTATCCTTATGCCAGATGTGAAGGATACTTCATAAGAACGAGTGATTTAAAAAAGATTTGTGACATCTTAAAGGGGTGATGACAACGGACAGGAATATCATTTGGAAACCGCAACCGAGACAATATGAGTTTATGCGGAGAGGCGAATATGAGGCATTATACGGCGGAGCCGCAGGAGGCGGAAAAAGCGATGCCATGGTTGCAGAGGCTTTAAGACAAGTTGACATTCCGCATTACAAGGCTATTTTATTTCGTAAAACTTTTCCCGAAGCAAGGGAATTGATACTTAAAAGTCATCGTATATATCCGAGAGTATATCCAAACGCAAAGTATAACGGGTCCGAACATTGTTGGACTTTCCCGAGTGGAGCAAGGATTTATTTCGGTTCTATGCCGAATGCTACAAGTTATCTACGGTATCAAGGTTTATCTTTTGCGTTTATAGGTTTTGACGAACTGACGCATTTCACACGGGAAGAATATGAATACCTTATATCTCGTAACCGTGCAGACGGTCCGGGTGTGAGAGTATATATACGTGCAACGGCAAATCCGGGAGGAGTTGGACACGGGTGGGTTAAGGAAAGGTTTATTACCTCGATGCCACCTAATACTCCGTATGAATTTAAGACTACGGTATCAAAACCGGACGGTTCGGCAGTGGAGGTGACACGAAAGAGAATATTTATCCCGTCAAGTGTATTTGACAACAAGGAACTTTTGAAAAACGACCCCAATTATCTGGCTAATCTTGCTATGCTTCCCGAAGCACAAAGAAAAGCTCTGCTTTACGGGGATTGGAATACGTTTTCCGGGCAGGTATTTACTGAATGGAAAGACAATCCCGACGGATACAAACGCAGGCAGTTTACTCATGTTATTGAGCCGTTTGATGTGCCACGTCACTGGCGGAGATACAGAAGCTTTGACTTCGGTTATTCAAAGCCGTTTGCGGTGCAATGGTGGGCGGTGGACACTGACGGAAGAGTATATTTATATCGTCAACTTTACGGTTGTACGGAAACTCCAAACACGGGTGTTAAATGGGAGCCGAGAAAAATTGCAAAGGAGATACGGAAAATAGAAGATGAGCAGGAAAAAGGTAATACTATTATAGGGATTGCCGATCCGAGTATTTGGGACAAGTCACGAGGCTCTGACGGTACTGTAATAAACATGATGGAGGAGGAAGGTATTTATTTCGATAAGGCAAAAAATGACCGCATCTCCGGTAAAATGCAAATTCATTACAGGCTTGCATTTGACAAAAACGGATTCCCGATGATGTACGTGTTTAATACTTGCAGGCAGTTTATAAGAACTTTACCTAATCTTGTCTATGATTCAGTACATGTCGAGGATATCGACACTACACAAGAAGATCACGACTACGATGCTTGTCGTTATTTTTTACAGGAAAATCCGATAAAGGCACGTTCAAGTGAGGTTCACAATGATATATATACATACAATCCATTAATGGATTAGAAGTCATACGGAACGTTATTATAGCGGACGACCGATGGTCGTCTGAATAAAATATGTTTATATGGGACGGCGGGTTTGCTGCCCTGTGAAAGGAAAGAAACAATGGAAGAAAAAAATTTGAACGCAACGGGTGAAGAAATATCACAAGAGGAAGTCGTTCAACCTCAATACAATGACGGTGCATTTGGCAATGAAGAAAACATTGCACAAGAGGGATTCACCAACCCTCAAGAGGAACTTGATAATGTCAAGGACAAAACAAACTTTGATGAAATGAGTGACGAAGATTTTGAAAAATATATAAATTCGGCGCAAAACGGCACACTCGGTCGTGAAGTACAAGCGAATGAGTATGACGTGGACGAAAATGCAGATAAGAACAAAAATGAAAATACTGCTCCTATCAGCAAAACAGGTAACGTCGAGCCTGAAGACGGTGAGGAAGAAAAGCCTTTCAGAATATTCGCCACAAAGGAAGAATTTCAGGGAGTAATTGACGGTATTATGGGCGAACGCCTAAAGAAAAATCGTGAGGATATGAGCAAACTTGACGGTTTAAAAAGGCAAGCACTCAATTTCTATGGCACAGATGACGCTGATACGGCTCTTAAACAGCTGATAGAAGATATAGAGCAACAGAATGCTGACAAAAAAGGTATGAGCGTTGAGGAGTATAAACAGCAGTCTAAGGACAGTATTGATGCACAAAAATACCGTGAGGAACAAAGAAAAGCAACTGACAGAGATAATCAGATTGCCGAGATACAGCAGAAGTGGCAAAGTGAAAGTGAGGATTTAAGAGCAATAGTTCCCGAATTTGATTTTGCCAAAGCTATGCAGAATAAAACTTTTTACGACAATATAGTAAGAGGTAAATCAGTATCGACAGCATATCTTGCGGCGAATACACAAAATACTGTTATCGGTCGGGTGAAAACGCAACGCCGAGCGATTATACAGAACGGCAATATGAAAGGTAATACGGCGGGAAAGGTTGAGGCTAATCCTGCGACAATGTCAGATGCGGATTTCAGAAAGTATATTGACAGAATACAGAGAAGATAAGGAAAGGAATGATAAGATATGCCATTGGGATTTGAAGAAAATCTTAATATGAACAAAACTACAAGTACGGGTGTACAACCGTTATATCAGCCTGTACTTAACAGACATCTTTTAATGGTGTCAAAGCCGACGATGATACACGCACAGTTCGGTCAAAAGGTAGAAATACCTAAAGGAAAAGGAAAGACTATTGCTTGGGACAAAATGTCGCCACTGCCTAAAGCCAAAGTACCTCTTACGGAAGGTATCACTCCGGAAGGTACTGCAATTAATATATCACGAGTAACATGTACTCCTGAACAGTACGGTGCATATGTAAGTACAACAGATCAGTTTGAATTTTTTACGCCTAATCCGTCACCGGAGGTTTTAAGAATTAATGAGGTGCTTGGGGATAATGCAGGTGAGACTCTTGACAGTTTGACAGCAGATGTACTTTCAACGGGTACTAATGTACAATATCCTAACGGAAAGACGGCAAGAGCGTCATTGACAAGCGATGATGTGCTTACCGTTGCCGAAATCAAAAAGGCTGTCCGAACTCTAAAAGGCAACAGGGCAAAAAAATTAAAGGGCGGCAAGTATGTTGCTATTATTCATACAGATATTGCACATGACCTTATGAATGACAGTGAGTGGAAATATCCTCATCAATATGTTGACACAAAACAGATTTATGACGGCGAAATCGGTGAACTGTACGGCGTGAAGTTTGTTGAATCTCCCGATGCAAAAGTATTCCATGGCGAGAAAATTGCCGGATATGATGAATTATCTGTAGTTAAAGTTGATGGAAAGAATATTTACATTGCTGAAACAATTACAGATGATCAGGCGACATCACTTACAAGTGCATCAACAAAGCGAAAGATACTTGTAAATGATTTTGTTTACACTGTGTCATCCGCAACCGCAGGGAAGAATGGCGAGGCTTATTTGACTTGTGCGACTAATGTTGATGGAAGTGTGGTCGCAGATATGAAGATTTATCCCGGTGAAGGTGCGGCAAGCGGTAAGCCGGTTTACTCAACTCTTGTGATAGGCGACAACGCATATGGTGTTACTGATCCTAAAGGTACTCTTGAAAATATTACAAAGCCGCTTGGTTCTGCCGGAAGTGCCGATCCGCTTAATCAAAGAAGTACAATGGGCTGGAAATCTTATCATGCGGCAAAGATACTTGTTAATGAATATATGGTGAGAATTGAAACGGTTTCAACAAGATATTAATCAGATACTAATCAGATATTAATTTCAAGGGGCGTAACTTTACGCCCCTGTTTTTGTACAAAATGAGGAGGTGCTTTTTTATGGCAACAATAAAAAAAGATGAACACGAAAAGAAGGTACAGGATTACTACAATGAGAAAGTTCCCGTATTTATACGACGTCCTGAGGGAGTCAAAGATAATTCTTGTACCGTAACACTAAACGGTAAGAATTATCAAGTGCTTTACAATACAGAAGTAATGGTACCGAGATGTGTAGCACTTGTAGTTGAAGAATCAGAACGCAACGAAAGAATCGCGGAGGAAAATGTACAACGTCTTATGGGTGGAAACAAGAAATTAGGAGAAGTATAAGAGCGGAAGGGGGACAATATGCAGTATAAATTGATTGAAACAAAAAATAATACCAAAGGGCAGATTAGTGGTTTTTACGGCTTAAACCGTACCGAAAAAGGTGAATACAATGAATTTTCAGATATGCTGAATATGTCCTCCGACTGTTTTCCGTGTCTTGCTCCTGCAAAGACTATACAGAATGTGCTGACACAAGATAATATTCGAGCCGTCATATCACCGAAATATACAAATGACGATGAGATAAAAGCCTTTACAGGGGTAGCGGGAACAAGCTTTTATTATAACGGGAAAGAAATTCCTTTTGAAAGTGAGGATATGTCGATAACGGAGGGGATATCCGTTACTTTGGTTGACTTTAACGGGCGTATCGTAATATGTGCTTATGATGATAGAAACGGCAAAAGCATTATGTATTATTATGGATACACTGCAACAGATGAAAATAAAGTTAAACGAATGGAAAAGGGAGCATATGGCATTATCTGTACTGCGTATTCAAGCGGAAATCCGGACAGAGACGCAAGCGTTACTAATTATTTGACAGCAACAGGAGTTGACTGGACAGAATACTTTTCCGTAGGGGATGCAGTTTATATTGATGGGTTTAAAAATGAGAAGAATAACACTATTGACCTTGACAGTCGTTACAAAAATGTCAGCAAGGACAGAGCTATAAGCTGTATTGTGGAAAAAGTGACAAGCAGTAAACTTTATCTGCAATTATACAATTATCTGCATACTCCTCTTGTGCTTGAAAAAGAAAAAGCAGAAAACGTAAACATATATATTAAAATACCTACAATGAATCACGTTTGCATTCACAATAATCGTTTATGGGGAACCAATCCTAACGGAGAGTATTTGTACGCTTCAAAACAAGGAGATTGTTTCAATTTTAACACATTTCAAGGATTGGCTAATGACAGCTTTTATTGTGAAGTCGGAACGGCGGGTGGGTTCGTTGGGATTGTCAGTTACAGAGATAATCTCGTAGCCTTCAAGCGTGACTGCATACATCATATATACGGAGATAAACCATCTAATTTTACAATGCCGAAACAACTCTCGGATTGTGGGTGCATTGATATACGGTCGGCATTGCAGATTGGGACAGCACTTTATTTTCTCGGCTATGGTGGCTTTTATAAATATGTCGGCGGTCAGCCGGAGTTAATATCACGAAAGCTTAACAAAAAGTACAAAGCAGCAGTTGCTACAACTGACGGACAGAAGTATATCGTTTCCGCTAAGTGCAGTGAGAATGACGGCGGAGGCGAATTACTTGTGTACGATACGCAATACGGACTATGGTACAAAGAAACGTACATTGACTATGTCGATTCTTTTCGTTGGCATAACCGAGTATATGTTGCAGATAAAAAAAGTATTTTTGAGTATGGTGCATGTACACCACAAAGTTGGGAATGCAAAAGCACAGTTATATATGATGATATGTTTGACAACAAGGGTATGACGGAATTGTGGATAAGAGCAAAAATATCTGACGGTGCAAGGATTGATGTATATACTTCGGAGGACGGCGGAGATTTCTTGAAAAGAGGGACACTAAATGGGAAGGGGACACTAAAGGTGTATCGTATTCCTATACGATTTATAAATGGAGAATATTATCAATATCGACTTGATGGATACGGAAGTGCCGTTATATATGATATCGAAAGAGTTATATCAAGTGGCGGAAGAGGATACAGAAAGGGGTAATGATGTGTATATAAATGAAGTGATAAGGGCATGCGACACGTTATGCCCAAATGAATACAGTGAAGATGAAAAGTACAGATGGTGCGATGAATTATCTGCAATGCTGACTCAAGAACATCTGAAAAAGTATAATAAAATAACTGTTGAGCCGGAAGAAGATAATTCGTATCTTCTTCCGGAGGGAGTTACGTTTGAAATGGTAGACAGGATTTTGGACGGTGCAAGGGAAATTGATAAGCGTGATTTTCGTTCTTGCGGTATTGAGTATTATTACGGACTACGTGGCAGATTTGTTTTTCCGATACGTAATCGTGTTCGAGGGAAAATTGATGTTATATATATAGTAAAACATAATCCTATACGGAATATTTCTATAAACAATACTGTGAAATTTAAGCACAACGGATTTTATACCGATAATCCAAAGTTTATTAAGGGCGACACCGTAACGATAACAACGGATAATGTATCTTTTGAAAACATTGCAATATTGGATATACAGTATCCGGATGAAAAATTCTGCTTTATAGTTGTTCCTGACGAAACATTTAGAAGCCTTTTTTCGGGCGGGGAAACGGAAAAGAAAATACAATGCGAAATTAAACGAATTGTAACCGAAAAAACGGTATGCGATTCACCGTATGACAGAATGTATGTAGACTATGTAAACGCTCAAATATGCTATTATCAGCGTGATTTTGACACTTACAATCAGCATATGAATTTATTTAATCAGCGTCTTGCAGCATATCAATCATGGCTACAAGAACGCAGAGTACAGGACAGGGATGGGAAAATAACAAATTGGTGGTAGACATTAATGATTTTCTTGGTTTGAAAGGAGAAAGTATGCCGAATTTAACGACAGGATTTCCAAAGAAAACAGGAAATCTTGAGTCTGATTATGAAAATTTATATAACTGGTCGGTATCGCTTATTGATGAATTGAAATCAATTTTATGTAATCTTGACAGCGGTAATGTTACAGAAGCAAATAGTGTAAAGGCACAGAATATAGATTGCACACAGGCAAGGATAAAAGATGCACAAATGCAAAGTATTACTGCGGACAAGCTTACGGCAGGAACGATTGACGCACGGGATATAAATGTTATTAATATTAATGCAGATAACATTAATACAGGTACTCTTAACAGTGAGATTGTGAATATAGAAAGTGAAGACGCAAAAGGAAAACTTATTTTAGATGGCGATTCACTTATATTTTATGAGAAAGACGGTGATAAAATATACCAGCGTATTGCTATCGGACGTGGGGAGGACGGGAAATACATATTTACTGTACAAAACAGGGACGGTACGCAAGGAGTGTATATGGACAGCGGCGGAAATATAAACATAACAGGGAATATTGGTGGTGCGAGCAATATTTCTGTTACTTCCGATGTCGATATAGGCGAAACTTTAAATTTTAAAGACCGAGATACCCAAACAAATGGAGGGATTATATCAATCAGCAATAACCGTCTGTATATCGCAGGAGTGGGTTCAAGAGGAATTGAGATTTATACAAAAGGAAATATTGATTTGAATTGTGGCAGTTGTAGGATAAACGGAAAAAACGTTTTAACGGATTAAGGCTTGAAAGGTGGGGATTGAATGGAAGATGAAAAAGAAATAATTCCTTATAAGGGGAAAATAGACCCCGATTTTATAAGTAAGGCTTTAAGAATGTATCAGAAATATAAGGGCGACAAGGCAGAATTGCACAAACGTATTGTAGACAACAATAAGTGGTACAAATCAAACTATTCGCACTTAATGAATCCTAAAACAAATGAAACAGAACCGGCAACAGCGTTTATATTCAGTGCCATAGAAAATAAATATGCCGATGCAATAGATAATTTCCCTGTTCCTAATCTTTTGGAGCGTGAGCCGTCTGACACTCAGACGGCTAAAATTTTGTCTAAAATTATTCCTGTTCAGCTTGAAATGAGTGGATATAAGAAAGTATATAAGGATAACTGGCGAAGAAAATTAAAACACGGTACGGCGGTTTATGGTGCTTTTTATAATGAGCAGATACGAGATATTGACATACGGGCAATAGACATTATGAGTATATATTGCGATATGCACGTCAGAGATGTGCAGGACAGTCAGTTCTTATTTATAACAAATGCGGTGGACAACGATGTATTGAAAGAGAATTATCCTGATTTTAAGGCTTTATTTCACGGAGACGCAAGTGTGGAAAGTTACAGCGGAATACACCAAATAGACGACAGAACAGAGGTTATCGATTGTTATTATAAAAAGGCAGACGGTACGCTTCATATGATTAAGTTTGTGGGCACTACGGTTATTGATTCTACCGAAGATACAGAGGGGTACGAGCACGGATTATATAAACACGGAATGTATCCTGTTATATTTGATGTGCTTTATGCGGAAGAAGATTGTCCGTTTGGGTTCGGTATTGTTGACGTTATTCGTAATCCGCAACAATATATTGATAAACTTGACGGTATTATTATAAAAAATGCGATACTTTCCGGAAAACAACGTTATCTTGTCAAGGAAAACGGTAATATAAACGAAAAGGAATTTTTGGATTACAGCAAGGATATTGTACACGTTACAGGAAGTGTCGATGAAACAAATATAAAGCCGATACAGGCAAACGGACTTTCAAATTATGTATTGGAACACAGAATTGAGAAGATTAATGAATTAAAAGAGGTGGTCGGCAACCGTGATTTTCAGCAAGGCGGTACATCAAACGGAGTTACGGCGGCAACTGCAATTACATCTCTGCAACAAGCGGGAGAAAAACTGTCACGAGCAATTATTGATGACAGTTATGATGCCTACAAGTCGCTTATAATTATGATTATTGAACTTATGAGAGAGTTTTACGATGAGGAACGCATATACCGTATCACAAACGAAATAGGTGCAACACAGTTTGCACAATTTGATAATTCTATGCTTATGACACCTATGGAAAAACGTGACGCATTCGGTTTTGTATATGACACCGAATACAAGAGAACGGAATTTGATATAGAAGTTATTCCTCAAAGAGAGAATCCTTTTACAAAGGAAAGCAACAATCAAACTATTATGAATTTATGGAATGGTGGCTTTTTTCTGCCACAGAATTTTGATGTCAGTATCATTGCTTTGCAAAGTATGAATTTTGATGGGAAAGAAAAGATTATCGAACAGATACAGGGATTACAGAAACGCAATCAGCAACAGATGTTAGAACAACAGCAAAATTTAATGCAGGGTCAGACAGAAAACGAACTTGTTCCGGTAGGACAATACAACGGCGAAAATGATGAAAGCATAAATGAAGAAAGCGTAAGTAACGGAGAACTTATTCCGGTCGGAAAATTCGGAGGTGAAAATTAATGTCAACAATAGCAACGCCTAATTATTTAAAACAAGCGGCAGACCAAGTCTTGCCACAGAAAACCAGTACAACTCAGAACAATTCGCTCACGTCTAAAGCGGCGGAGCAGACACTTGATGCGATAAATAAGTCATATCAAAATCCGACAACGTCCATGTCAAGCACATCGGCTGTCAGAAACGGAACTTCAAATGCTATGATTCAGCCACAAGTTGCAGCAACGCAGAGTGTTCCAACAACAAATGGTATGAAAGGTGTGCGTGCAACTCTTAATAATTATGGAATAAATGATGTAGGATGGAATGATGCAACGAAATCGGTAACCATTAACGGTAAGGATTATTATAAACCGTCTACTGTGGTTGACGGTACAAGTTATGCAAACGACAGAGATATGTATAACATTATAAATTCTGCGTACAGAGATAAGGGGAAGTCGATTGCCGGTGCAACTGATTATGTAAATTCTAAAGGAATAAGCAATGCCGTTAAATGGTCGGGAGGACAGCTTATGGTCGGCGGTCAAAATGTTCCTGTTGCATATGTTGATGATAACGGAACGGCATATGCCGAAAAAAGTGTACTTGACAAAGCGATAGCTTCATACGAAAAAAATGCAGGGATAAAAGGAAATCAAGGCGTTTATGACAGTTGGAAAAGTGAATACGGCGACAGAATAAATGATGCACTTGATACGATATTAAATCGCAAAGAATGGAGTTATGATCCTGAAAGTGACAGTGCATATCAAGCGTATAAGGAGGCATACACAAGAGATGGTAACAAAGCATATCAGAACGCATATGCACAGATGGCGGCAAATACAGGCGGTTACGGTTCAAGTGTCGGTATGACGGCGGCAGGTCAGCAGATGAATAATTATATGCAGCAACTTGGGGATAGGATACCGGAACTTATGCAAAATTCATATAGCAGATATGCAAACGAACAGGAACTTAATCGTGCGGCACTAAACAGTCTGTTAGGTGTAGCGGATTCGGACTACAACAAAGCATATCAGGCAAATCGTGACAGTATCAGTGATACTTCAGCAGCAAACTATTATAACTATTTGCGTGACAAGGACGCAAGGGACTATAACAGACAAGTCGGAACAGAGGACAGAACATGGAAGTATCAAGAACCAATACTTCAAAATCAGGTTGAGCAGAGCAATGCGGACACAAGTCGTTATGCACAAAATGCCGATTTAGACTTAGAGAGTAAGCAACTAAGTAATACATCTCAAAGAATAACAAATCAGATGGCTAAGATACAAGAAGTTCTGTCAAAATATCAGTATAGCGGTAATATTGACGCACCGATAGCAGAGGAAGATGCGTTAGCTATGGGTATAGGTAAAAAAGCTGACGGTACATATCCGAGTATAAGAGATATACAGGAGCAATATGCAACTTTGCAGGCGGCGGCACAGTTAATTGGTTGGAACAATTACGGAAAGGCAGAAACGCTTGACACTTGGAAGATTAACAACGGATTATACGGAATGTAAGGAGGACTGATTTATGGCATGGTCGGACAGTTTATCTAAAAATTTCAAACTGAAAAAAACGGAGGAGCAAAAAAAACAGACATCTGATAAAGAACAAAAGCAAAACTCTCAATCAGGAAATTTTTATGAGGACTTTAAGGCGAGAAAAGCAAATAACACTAAGGAAAATGTCACGGAGCGTTTGACAGGCTCGGCTTCATTCAATAAAAACAATACAAATAAATCAACCGACAGAGCATATACAAACAAGTCTGAAAGTATAGTTAAAAAAACATCTCCAACTTCAACATTTGTAAATAATTCAAACAGATTTAAAGGTTATCGGACTTACAGTGAAAGAAAAAAGACCGGAAATATTTTTGTTCCGTCTACTGTATTGGGTAAATATACTAACGGATTTTCAAAAGAAAATACTGAAAAGATGAAATCAAACAAGTGGAAGGGCAGTTACGGAGTTATGCCGGTACAAGAAAAGATTACAAGCGGCGATACGGCGACAAAAGAAAAAAAGCCGGGATTCGGTAAATGGCTTGGAGATAACGTGATGAATGGCATAGGACAGTTTAACCGTTCGGTTGCAAGCACAGCTGATCTTATTATTCCAACGGCAGGAGATTTCGGAGGCGACAGTATTGTCGACAGAGTTATAGATTACTATAAAGGCGACTCAGACAGACTTGCACAGAATGCGGAAAAAACAAATGCTATAAAAGGCGGTAATTGGGGGACGGCAGGTAAGCTTGTCTCGGGTACAGTATCGGCATTGCCGAATGCAATTATTGCAATGATGAGCGGAGGTACTTCGACCGGTGCGGCGGCATTAGAAAGTACAGCATCTAAAGGAATAGGAGAAACTATGCTGTCTTCGGCAAAGCAACTTATGAAAAATCCTATGTATTGGAGTTCGTTCGTACAGACAGCCGGAAATTCATTCGATGAGGCTAAGGCAGACGGAGCAAGCGATATTGAAGCCACTGCAACGGCTATGATAAGCAGTTTTTTGAATGCCGGCGTAGAAGTGGGCGGTGGTATTGAAACAATACCAAGTAACCCAAGAAGTATTAAGACGTGGGTTAAAGGAATGTTTGATGAAGGTAAAGAGGAAGTTGTACAAGGAATAATAGAACAGGCTACTAAAAAAGCCGTGTATGATCATAACAAGAAAATCGTTTCTAAAACGGACCAAAATGCGATTATAAATCCAAGCCGTTCTGCTGATGAATTTGTAGGCGGTGCGGTAGTAGGCGGAATACTCGGTGCAGGGCAGATGGGAGCGGGAGCAGCACTTGATGCTTATGGACATACTGTTCAAACAGGACGTGAATTTAAGGATATGGGCGAGGTGCAGAGTGTTATTGATACCGGTAACAAGAGCGATAGAAATACTTCTGCTTATAAATATGCACAGAAAATGCAACAGAAACAAGATAAAGGTGTCGATTTAAGTGACTGGAATATTGGACGTCAGTATCAGAAAAATGTCAAGGCGATTGATGCGGAAAACAAGTTTATAAATGATATTTCGGGTGCGACAGGAGTAGAGACTGAAGTTCATGCCGATATGCACGGACTTAACGGACGGTATATATCAAGTGTAAATAACAAATATTCACCGATTGAATATGACGGTAATGGCAATGCTTATGTGAGAATTGATGAGGATATTTTAGAAGGTGTTGCACCAGAAGATTATATTAAAACTGTAAGAAATGTTCTAAAATATAAATTTTCTGACGGAATAAATTTGAATGGCAAAAACATTGCCGTGAGCGGAAAATCACGAGGTGAATTTACAAGTTCAAAATATACAAAAAATATGTCTGCAAGTGACAGAGCAGATAAATTTAGAATGGCTAATAATATTGATGAAATTGTTAATGTGCAAAATAACATAAATACCGAAGGACTCAAACATCCAAGGAAAGATGATATAATCAGTTTTGACGGAGGATATGCGACTATAAAAGTTGGAAACAATGAATTTTTAGGTAAAATTCTGCTTGCTAATAAGCAAGACGGAACACAACAATTTTATGATATTGTCGATTTAATTCCAACAAAAATACAGCAACCGCATTTCAACGCGGGTCGCACAAATGCGATTGCCACGGACCGAAATGACGGTGCTGTATCTACTAATAGTATATCTGAAAATAGTAAAAATGTCAATGGAAAAATTGATATATCTGCAAACGGCGACACTTCGATTCCCACTACAGTAAAACACGAATTTACACACGCAT